GGTTAAAACTTGACCATTTGTCCCAACTGCCAACATTGCTGTTGTAGAAGTGGCTGATTGATAAGGAACAGACCCCGCTGACCCACCCGCTAAATTAGTGGATGTGGTTGCAGTTGTGGCGCTTCCCGCTGTTGTTGCAGTGGCAGCGTTCCCACCAATAGATAAACCGCTTGCAGTACCCGTTAAACCCGTTCCAGCGCCATTGAACGTAGTCGCTGTGACCGTAGTTCCTGTTACTGCGCCAGCTGTTGAGCCTCCAATTGTCACCCCATTCAAAGTCCCGCCCGTGATGGTCACAGAACTTGCATCTTGGGTTGACATTGTTCCCAAGCCTGAGACTTGAGTGTTTGCTATTGCAATGTTTGTGTCTGCCAGTGAGGTCAGTTGACCTTGTGCATTGACCGTGGCTGTGAGGGTTTTGGAGGCTGAACCATAAGACGCAGAAGTCACGCCCGTGTTTGTGATGGAAAACTCATTTCCAATCAGAGAAAGCCCCGTCCCCGCTGTGTATGTACCCGCAGAGGAAAACTGAACAAAGTTAATGGCGGTGACATTGATTGTCCCGCCTGGGTCACTCGTACACACCCAACCCGTGTCAGATTGAGAACCCATTTGAACAAAAGTAAACGCAGAGGGGACTTCATCCCATGTGTTCATGTCTGTGGCTCTTGTCCAAGCACCCGAGGCAACCACATAAATGCCGTTCTGTGACGCAGTGCTTTGATTCTTAACCAACACCCTGTTACCCGCCACCAATGTCACGGTGTCAACAGTTAAAAGACCCGACAAAGACGCTAAGTTGACTGTCGTGCCAACAATACAGGGCGCTTTGACAATCAGACCTTGAGCAATGTTGTCCACATAAGACTTGTTCACCAAATCAAGACTTGATGAGGGAGTCGTTGAGATCGTGCCTGTAGTCGTGGCTATATTGGTAAACGCACCCGTTGAGGGGACAGTTAACCCAATTGTGGTTGAGTTAATCGTGCTGTTCGTAATCACCAAACCCGATTGAGAGGGGTCAATCTTTGGATAAAACGGTGTTCCCGCAGGGCCAATGAGGTTAACCAACGCAAACGTTGGCTCTGGCTCAAAGATGCCCTGAACAGGAACGATGTTAATCGTTTGGGTTTTGGCGGTGTCGTTCATCAGTCAGACTGAACTGGTGTGATGTAGAGCGTATTTGTGCTTGAACTGATTGCCTTAATGTAAAAAGGCGCACGAGGAGCAGCAATCAACAAAGGATAGTTCATGCCAGCGGGCAACACAAATGAGCCAGAAATGCCTGTTGTGGCAATTGTGGGGGTCAAAATGCTTGTGCTTGACATTGCCAACTCAACAGCTGCCACGCCTGCTCCCGTGTTTAACAGGGAAACGTAGTTTGACTGATCGTTTGTGCTTGGCTCAATTAAAAGGGTAGCGGAGGCGCTCGTTGTAAGGTCAAGAGCATAAGTGCTACCCGATGGGCGCATGACGTTGGTGTTCACCATAAGGACTCCTTAAAGGATGGGGTAATTCTACACAAAAGATGAAAAAAAAGGGTGCTTTTTACACACCCTTTTCTTGAGCATTACGCCCGATTAGTTAAGAGCGACCAAACCCTTGTTTTCAAGCAAGGTAATGATTGCGTTAACTGCGGTTGCGATCTCAGTTCCAGTGGCAGAGTTGCCAAGGGCTGTGATAGCAGTTGCTTGCGCCACGGGAGTAACACCGTGAAAACCAACCAAGTTAGTTGGTGAACCACCCAACAAAACACCGTTCGAGGCATCGCCATTGAACAGGTAGTTTGCGGTGACTGTGGTTGATGGGCCTGGATTTGCCATGATAAATTTCCTTTAAAAGAAGTTAATTAAGCTGCGACTCGGCAAGCCAACTCAGGGTAGAGGGGCGCCCAACCGTAAAGAACGTCCAGACGGGTAGGAATGGAGTCGTTGTTGATGGTGTACTGACGCACAACACGCATTGACAGACCTAATTCCTTGTCGCTTGCACGACCAGCAAAGTGAACGCCATCAGGCAATTCCAAATCGGCAGTAGCCAATGTGAACGCATTGCGGTGCATGATGATGTTCTGTGGTGACACAGCGCCAGTTTTGTTGAATGGAGTCACAACAGCCGTTGAGGATGTTGCAGCAACGCTCACGTTCTGGAACTGACCGCCAGTGATGATCGCAGGCGATACGGTCACAGAAGCTGAACCACCAGAGGTGATTGTCACTTGTGAGGTCACAACAAAGTTGCGCAGCTTGTTAGAGCCGTAAGCCTGACGATTCTGGGGGTTAACCGCAAAAACGTTGGCAATCTGGATAACGTCACCTTGATTCAAGGTAGCGTTAGCAGTCGCAGCAGAGATGGTAATGGTAGAGGTAGAAGCCCAACCAGTTGTCAAAGAACCAGTGAACGTGGCTGTGTTTGTGGCGAGAGTTGCGGTTGCATAAGAACCGAAAGTCTGCGCCACCACGTTTTGATCCATCTTCCAACGCATACCAGCGCTATCAGTACCCATCAGACCCTTAGTGTATTGCTCACTGATCTTGGCTTGGGGATTGAACAAACCTTTCAAGCTATCCACGATTGTTGCGCTTGTGAAAGGCTCAACAATACATGACCTACGACCATCACGGGGCGCACCTTCTGAGTCCAAGTAGGCTTGGGCAGTCAAATAGGTGATCAAACCTGTGGGGGGCGTACCAGCTTCACCAACAATGTTGGCGGTGTTGTTTTTTGCCATGACCAGACCATCACGGTCAATCTTGTTGGCAATAGCAGCGACAGCAGGCTTCAACACACGGTCACTGAACATATCCAAGGACAAAGCCAAGTCTTGTGTTGTGAATTGTGTGTCAACGTGGAACTGTGTGGACAAAGTAACGGGGACAGAAGTCTCGTTAAAGTCCTCAACGTTCAGGGCAGGGCCAGTTGTACCGATGAAACGGCCTGGTCTGCGAACGTTCACAGTTGCACCGATCTTTGCGCCTACAACAGCGAATTGATCATCATAGTTACGGTCAACTTCCGAGGTGAAAGTCAACTCATTCTCCAAGACCATCAACGCTTCGTTGGTGATCTTGCTAATGGTAAGTAGAGTATTACTCATTTCATTTCCTTAAAAAAAAAGTGTTTACCGAATTCGCCCTGCTCTGCGGGCTTCTCTCCATGCTGAATATGAACCTGTAAATTCCCCGTTAGAGGACAGTTCTTCAGCAATTCCAGTTGCCCCCCGAATCGGACTAATCGGTGCGGGTGCTTTACTTCTCACCACAGGATCACGTTTTTGCTCAGTCTTTTCAAACCTTGCCTCTAGCTTACCCAACTCTCGCAAAGCACTGATCATGGGCATTTCTGATAGCTTTTTGGCTATCTCGGGGTTTTCAGCCAAGTGATATAGGATTTTAGGGCCAACATCACTGTCTAAAATTGCATCTCGGATTTGGTCTGTTACAACCACATCACTTGATGCCACCATGTCCTCAAAGTCAGGCATTTCCTTTTTGGCTTCACTAACCTTCGTTGCCCAAGTTTCATGGACTTTGGCACGTTCTTCGTTAGCTTTGCGTTCAAGTTCTTGTCTGTCTCTTTCCTTCAATGCTCTCTCTGTCTCATACTTAGCAAGGGCTTTTGCGTATTCAAAAGCATCTTGGAACTGTTCTGGCAGAGGCTCTGAATTCTCATCTTTCGCTTGTGGCTTGGATTGTCCTTCTAAAGCAGCTAAACGGGTCTCTAAGGCTTCTCTCGCTTCACGTTCTTTTTGAGCCTCTTGACGAGCCTCCTCACGTTGACGAGTGATCTCTGAAAACCGCTTTTCTAGTTTCGGGTTTTGCTTTCCACGTTCCTCTGTGGGTTTAGCTTCCTTCTCTACCAATGGCTCACTCTGACTATCCTGTTCGGCTGGCTCGGGAGTTTCCTCAACCGCCTCAACCGATGGTGCATCAGCTAAACCTAGTTTCTTGGCATAGAAATCTGCTGAATTTTCGCTAGTTAATACTGAACTGGCTTCTTTTTCGGACATACGTTTCCCAACGATTTGACCCCGTTAACCTAACGGGTAAGGTTTGGGCTATTTTTAACCCTAATTCATTACTTGTCAATCACTGTTGCATAAATGGGTTTTGTCCTTGATCAATGTCTTGAGCCGCCACTTGAGCAAACACGTTTTGCTCTGAGTTTCTGCGCTCGATTTCATTGACCAAACGAGTGGTATCCATGTGGTGCAACATCAATTGAACAATGGCATCAATCTCAGTCTTATTCTGAGAAGTGATAGACCTTGTGTTCTGATCGTTGACTTTGACTTCTGCCATAGTCTCTGTGTTGTGCGCTCTTGAGGTCACATCCATCAACTTGCGTTTTGTCTCGCCTTCTTCCTTCATTTGCTGAATCTGACCACGGTTTCTGATCTCCATCTGCAACGCTTCCATTTGTTGTTGCATCTCTTGGATAACCTTCTTCGATTGAGCCAGTTCCATCTGCGCTTGGGGAGGAATGTCAGACTTCTCGTCAATCTGAGCCATTGGGTTGAGAGCTGCCAAACGGTCAGCAATCAGGTCAGCGCCAGGGAAGTCCATGTTTCTAAACACCAAATCAGCCGCTGCGCTAAACAAGGCTTCATTGCCATTCAAGAGAG